TGTTCGTTATTGACGATCCTCACTCGGAACAAGACGTTAAAATCAATAGTCGACTGGCTTTTGATACCGCATGGTCGTGGTTCCAGACCGGGCCGCTACAACGGTTGATGCCGGGTGGTGCGATCATCATTGTGATGACGCGTTGGTCGCTGTTAGACCTGACTGGACGCTTAATTGACTATCAATCAAAGAATCCTGAGTCGATTCCGTGGGAAATTGTGGAACTTCCGGCCATTTTGAACGAAGATGAGGACGACGAGAAGTCACTTTGGCCCGAGCAGTGGCCTTTGCATGCGCTTAAGGCTACAAAAGCCAGTATTGACCCGCGTTATTGGAACGCGCAGTACATGCAGCAGCCCACATCTGAGAACTCTGCCATCGTTTCACGCAGAATGTGGCGTATTTGGGAGCATGATGACCCACCAAAGTGCGAATACATTATCCAGTCTTGGGATACTGCGTTTGAGACTAAGAACACATCCGACTACTCTGCGTGTACAACGTGGGGCATCTTCTACAACGAGGAAGAAAATGACTCCCCCCAGCTTATCCTACTGGATGCGTTTAAAGATCGCATGGCTTTCCCTGAACTTAAGGTGGTGGCGCTTAAGCAATACAAAGAGTGGGAACCTGATGCGTTCATTGTGGAGAAAAAGGCATCGGGCGGGCCGTTGATTCAGGAACTCAGGGCATTGGGAATCCCAGTCCAAGAGTTCTCCCCCAGTCGCGGTAACGACAAGATGGTGCGAGTGAATGCGGTTGCAGATTTGTTCAGCAGTGGTAAAGTCTGGGCACCTGACACACGCTGGGCAAGAGAAGTGATTGAAGAGCTAGCCGCGTTCCCAGTTGGGGAGCACGACGACTACGTGGACACGACAACACAGGCGCTGCTACGCTTTAGGCAAGGCGGCTTTATCAGTTTAGACACGGACGAGAAAGACGACCTTGCGGTCTTTCACCGTAGGAAACACGAATATTATTAAGGCTTGACATGACCAATCAAGAAGTACAAGAACTGGCAGCCAGAGCAAACAAAGGCATTGGAATACCAATGAGTGTCATGGAAAAAATGACACCAAAAGAACAGTCTTTGTTTCGCTTCTATCAGTCAAGAGAAACAAACTGGTCAGAACAGTATGGTGGGGTTGTGCCGTACTACCCTTCACAACGACATATTGAAAAAAATCTAACCCCCGAGCAAAATATGTCACATATGTCGCTAGATGCTTTGGCAAACGCTAATCAAGTTGCCCGTAAAAACGGTTTAATGTCGCCACAACTTGCGGACAAAATGTTGCCGACTATGCTTGTTGAGGGCGGTATAGGAATTAACAGTTGGGGGTACCCAGATACGCCAAAATATCGTGACATACTGACTAAAGCAGGGCTACCCCCTACTCGGGCAGAACTTATTGATTTGCCCAGTAAAGGCACAACTTATGATCGAGATGTTATAGGCGCAAAGATGATGCATGCTTTGATGGCCGCTAAAGCAGCCCAGTACGGAGATGATCTGGCAATTGAACGTTGGAATGGTAAGGGCACAAACGCTAAACTTGGCGCTGATGCAAGCAATCACTACCGCAAAGTTTTGGAGACTGAAGCTCTTTTAAAGCACCCCAAAAATAAAGAATTGGCGCATACATGGAACGCACTGAGCCAACGTTACGCTGGCGAAGACCCGCAAGAAATGCGCGCGCCTAGAGCCGAAATTGCGGAAGAATCAGACGTACCGGAATTTATAGGTAATGCAGTCAAAGCCGTACGCAATGCGTTGCCAGACAAACCGATTGAAAAAATACAACAAGCTGTACGCAATTTCACCGCACCTACAATGGTGCCAAAAGAAGAAGCCAAGAAAAAAGGTGGTGCGGTAAAAATGCCGGACAACTATTCTCAAGGCAGTTGGAAAATTATTTAAGGAACACACATGGCAACGAACTTTGACAAAGCGCTGTACCAACAACCACTGGGCATTGACGCGCTGGGCGAGCAAGAGTCCCCTCTTGAGATCGAGATCGTTGATCCCGAAGAAGTCACCATTGGCATGGACGGGATGGAGATCACTATTACGCCCGGAGAAGATGACGATGAAGAAGGCTTCAGTGATAACTTGGCTGAGTACATAAAAGACGGTGCCTTGCAGTCGCTAGCGGGTGACTTGGTGTCTGACATTGACAACGACAAGAATGGCCGCAAGGATTGGGAGAAGACATACGTTGATGGTCTGAAACTGTTGGGCTTACAGATTGAAGAACGCACGGAGCCTTGGAACGGCGCATGCGGTGTGTTCCACCCCATGATTACAGAAGCGGTTGTGCGTTTCCAAGCTGAGACAATTACTGAGACGTTCCCAGCCCAAGGGCCTGTGCGTAGCAAACTCATTGGCAAAGAAACGCCAGAGATGAAAGAGATTGCGTCCAACGTTGAAGACGACATGAACTACGAGTTGACGGAAGTCATGACAGAGTACCGCGCTGAACACGAGCGCATGCTCTGGTCATTGCCAGCCACAGGCTCAGCATTTAAGAAGGTCTACTACGATCCCAATTTGGGACGTCAGGTCTCCATGTTTATTCCTGCGGAAGATATGTATTTGCCGTACGGCACAACGGATCTGGATACTTGCTACCGCATCACGCACGTTATGCGCAAAACCAAGAACGAGATTATCAAACTCCAGCAAGTAGGTTTTTACCTTGACATTGAGTTGCCTGACTCACCTAAAGATCTAACAGACATTCAAAAAGCCAAGGACAAAGAGACAGGTTTCAGTGACTTGAATGACGACCGCTACACTTTGTATGAGTGCCACGTTGACTTGAACCTTGAAGGTTACGAGGACATGGCTGAAGATGACGACGGCGAGGAAGAAGAGACCGGCATCATGTTGCCGTACGTTGTCACGTTGATTAAAGGCTCAAACGATATCCTGTCAATCCGCCGCAACTGGAAGGAAGATGACGATCTCCGTCTCAAGCGCCAGCACTTTGTGCACTACCAATATATCCCGGGTTTTGGAGCTTACGGCTTCGGGCTTTTCCATCTTATCGGAGGCTTTGCTAAATCCGCTACATCCCTCATGCGTCAACTCATCGATGCAGGAACACTTGCCAACTTGCCCGGTGGACTCAAGACACGTGGCCTGCGCATCAAAGGAGATGACACCCCCATCGCACCCGGAGAATTCCGAGACGTAGATGTAGGCTCTGGCACGATACGTGACAACATTCTGCCCCTGCCATACAAGGAACCTAGTCAAACGCTGTACACATTGCTTCAAAACATTGTGGAAGAAGGCCGCAGGTTTGCCGCCACCGCTGACATGAAGGTGTCTGACATGAGTGGTAACGCTCCTGTTGGTACAACGCTGGCACTGTTAGAAAGACAACTTAAGGTGATGACGGCTGTTCAAGCCCGTGTGCACTTTGCATTGAAGCAAGAGTTGGGTCTGCTCAAGAATATCATTCGTGATTACTCTGATACTGATTATTTGTATGAGCCAGAGGGCACCAAGGGCCCACGCGCTAAGCAGTCTGACTATGAACACGTAGATGTGATTCCTGTGTCCGATCCCAACGCCGCAACCATGAGTCAACGTGTTGTGCAGTATCAAGCTGTAATTCAGATGGCACAGATGGCGCCTGACATCTATGATTTGCCACAACTGCACCGCCGCATGTTAGAAGTTCTTGGCATCAAGAACGCAGATAAGTTAGTGCCGCTGGAGGAAGACCAGAAGCCCACAGACCCCGTATCTGAAAATCAGAATGTGCTCAAGGGCAAACCGCTCAAAGCGTTCATGTACCAAGATCATCAGTCGCATATTCAAGTGCACATGATGTTATTGCAAGACCCGTTGATTCAGCAGTTTATCGGACAGAACCCCCGTGCTCCGGCTATTCAAGCGGCGCTTACTGCACACGTTGCAGATCACGTTGGCTACATGATGCGTCAGAAAATTGAGCAACAACTTGGTATGCCGCTACCACCCGAAGACGAGAAGTTGCCACCGAACGTGGAAATTGCTTTGTCTGGAATGATGGCGCAAGCGGCACAACAAGTGCTCATGCAAGATCAGGCCAAGGCCGCACAGATGCAGGCACAACAGCAAGCTCAAGACCCTGTTATGCAGATGCAAATGCAAGAATTGCAGATCAAGATGCAAGAGTTGCAACTCAAAGAAAAGAAACTTACTTTGGATGCCGCC